ATTCATGCCCAACACAAATTCAGCCATGACTCGTTCTCCTCATTTCACGCTGTCCCGCCACATGGCGGGCAGCTTCGGTTGTTCCTTCTCGAAGGCCGGTCCCATGTAGGGCCGCGCCCGGTATGTCGCCCGTTCGCGTTTTCCCCGGCGCACGAGCGTCGTCTGCCCGCCGTACTCCAGCAGCGAGGGCGCTTCACCTTGCCCGCGCCGGTCGAGCCGCGTCGGCCCGATCACCACGCTGCGTTGCTCCGGGTCGTAGCCGAAGAAGATGAACTTCTTGAGCAACCCCGTGTGCGAACTCGGCGGTGATCCGGGGGGCGCGGCCTTTCTGCGCCGCCGGATGCTCCCCTTGGCCGTGCGCCGCACGAACGCGCCGAACTTCGACAGCACCTTGCGCGTCGCGGGGTCCACCCGCGAGGTCACCGCCTCGCGGTCGAAGAAGAGCTGCTTGATCTCGAAGCCGATCATCCGACGCTCCTGTAGGTGACCGTCAGCACGCTCGTGAAAGCCCGCTGGTCGGCCAGATGTTCCGGCGCATATACCGGATCGTTCCGCGACCGCACCCATACCGCGTGCGGCGTGGCGGCCAGCGGACGCCGTCGCAGGTAGGCCGCGATGGCGTCCATCAGGCTGCACAGCGCCGCCGTTTCGGTGTCCAGGTCCTTGCCCAGCTTCTTCTGCACGCCGATGTCGATCTGGCAGTCGAACTGGCCAACCGACCGCGTCGCGCCAGTGATCTCGACCGCCTTGGGCACCACCGTGACCTTCAACTCCGCCAGCTCGGCGAGATCGAACTCCGGCAACACCCGCCGCACGGCGGTGAAGACCGGGTCGAACGTCCCCGCCGGTGGGGCGTTGAGCTCGGCCACGACGGCATCCGCGATGTCGATCACCAGCGCCATAGGTCAGTCCAGTTGCGATACGACGGCTTCGAGTTCGGTCTTCACCTCGGCGGCCTGCGCGATCTGCCGGTCGATGTTCGCCTCGGCCTGCGCCAGCAGGTCCTTGGCGTTCAGCTTCGCCTTGGCGGCGGGGAGCTGCTTGGTCATGCGCTCGTTCAGGGCGGCGATCTGGTCGGTCACCTGCTGCTTGTTCAGCAGCGACCTGCCATTGACCACAAGGGCCTTCTTGCCGTCCACGTTCGCGATCTTGATCTCGGGCTTCATGGGCACTCATCCTTTCCTGGTTACACGGTTCTCAACGCATGCTGTGCGGAGTCGTAAACGTCCTCGAGTACGGTCCGCACAGCCGACAAATCATCCCGCACGCTCTCCAACAGGGGGCGGCCATTCATCCAGTCATAGAGGTAGTAATCGAGGTTGTAGCTGATGGTCTGCAGCCACGGCTGCCACAGGTTCTGGTCGTAGAGGTGGTAGTAGAATCCATTGTCGACGGCGTAGGTCAGCGTCTCTAACCACGGCTGCATGTTCCACTGGTTGTAGAGGTAGGTGTTCAGGTCGTAGTTCGTCATCTCCAACCAGGGCATGAGGCTCATTTGGCTGTAGAGATCGTTGTGGATCGTCTGGAACCAGGGTTGCCAGGTGTTCCAGTCGTACAGCCAGTACTCCAGGTCCATGCGGATCATCTCGAGCCAGGGCATCATGCTCCACTGGCTGAAGAGATCGTTGTGAATGGTCTGGAGCCAGGGCTGACTGAAATTCGGGTCGTACAGGTGGTACTGGTTGTCGTTGCGGATCAACTCCAACCACGGCATGAGGTACATCGGGCTGTAGAGGTCGTTGTGGATGGTTTGCATCCACGGCTGCCAGGTGTTCTGGTCATAGAGGTGGTAGTAGAACCCGTCGTTGATCGACCGATCCACCGTCTGGAGCCACGGCTCCCATCCCCACATCGAGTTGTAGAGGTAGTAGTCCAGGTCGTAGTGGAGCGTCTCCATCCACGGCATGAGGCTCATCTGGCTGAACAGGTCGTTGTGGATGGTCTGGAACCACGGTTGCCAGGCGTTCTGGTCGTAGAGGTGGTAGTAGAAGTTGTCGTTGATGGAGCGGTCGACGGTCTGGAGCCACGGTTCCCACCCCCACATCGAGTTGTAGAGGTAGTAATCGAGGTCGTAGCGGATCATCTCCATCCACGGCATCATCCCGAAGTCGAACAGCCCGAGGTTCAGGCGGTCCTGCACATCCGTGAACGTCATCCCGCCGGGGCCGGTCAGTCCCTGGACGATGCTGTCCACGTCCGTTTGGACGAGGTCAGCGTTCACCGTTGAAAAGATCGTTCCGCCGTAGGGCATTACCAGGTCCCTCCGACCACCGTCACCACGTCGCCGGGCGTTCCCTTGATGACGATTTCATTGAGGTTGACGCTCCAGAAGTCGTGCCACTCGCCCGGCACCCACGGTACGTCCGAGCCATCGTCGCCCCGGAAATAGACCGTGCCGCCGTTGGTGGGCAGGCTCGCGAGCGTGACGGAAGCCACCAGCTTGCGATCCGCAAGCGGCTGGTAGTCGGCCGTCACCTCGACCCTTCTCATGATCACATTGTTCATACGCTTGCCTCCTTCAGCCGGTGGCCCAGGCCACCAGCACCGACGCGAACGCCGTAGCCGCCGAGCCGACGATCAGCCAGACCAGCCGCGAATACCGCCTCGCGTCCTGTTCCAGCCGGTCCAGCCGCAGCGCGATGCCGGGCTTGCCGTTGCCCCGGATCGCCTCGTCGAGCCGGTCGAGCTTGACGCGGATCTCCGCGAACTCGCGCTCGCACGCCGCGCGGAACTCACCGCTGATCGTCACTTCGCTCACGGTTCTGCTCCCACGTCCTTGGTGTGGATGCGGTAGGTCTGCCGGTAGGGATCGCTCCAGCGCCAACAGCCTTCGCCGCTCAGATTCATGACCTCGTACCGCCGCCCGTTGGCCGCGATCACGTCTCCCGGTTCGGGATCGAATCCCAGTTCTTCTGCCAGGATCAGGAAGTCCCAGACCTGGCCGTTGATCGTCAGGCCCGACTCGTCGGCGACCTCGAACACGGTCCTGCCGTAGGTCGCATGGACGCTCTTGGCGTCCGGCGGCCTGCGGTACTCGACCGGGCTGGAACAGTGCGCGGTGCGCTGCTGCTCCAGCCACTGCGAGCCTTGTTGTAGGAGGTCGCCCACGGTCGGTCTCCGTCACTGAGTCAGGCGCACCCGCACGAGGGCGTCGTCGTCGGCCGCCGCCTTCACGGTCTTGCCGATCTCCTTGTTCGCGCCCGCCTCGCTGTCGGCCTTGGCGACCTGCTCGGCCACGTCCCAGTAGACGCGGGCTCCGACCGCGATGGCCGTGCCCGCGCCTGCCGCCTTGGGGAAGTCGAAGAGGCCGGTCACGGCCAATGCCCCGAGTTTCCCGGTTTGGATATCGAGCTTGGCGACTCCCACGAGTTCGCCCTGCACCACGACATCGCCCGCTGCCACGTTCGCGCCGGGGGTGTAATCCACCGCGTCGCCCGTCTGGATGTACTTCACGCTCATGTCATGTCTCCTTGCGGTTTACGCTTCGCCCTTGAACTTGGTCATGCCCCGGTAGTCCTGCTCGCGCACGCCCAGGTCGAAGTAGACCCGGAACTTGATGCCGAGGGTGTCGAAGTCGGTCTCGCCCTGCTCGACCGTCGGCACGCGGCGGCCCTTCAGGTAGCCGATCTCGAACGTGTCCACGACCGCCGGGTCGGCGAACAGATACCAGGCCTTGACCGACGCGCCCGGATAGTTCGTGTTCGAGAGGTAGGGGCTCGCCACGACCTCGATGTCCTCGTCCGCGAGGGCGTTGTAGGTCGGGATGCGGGCCTTGTTGGAACTGCCCGTGGCGAAGAACGTCACGGAGTTCAGCAGCTCCCGCGCCGTCATCTTGAGCGCCGTGGGCACCAGCAGGAACTTCGGGCTCACGTTGATCGGCTGCCCGTCGGCGTCGGTCTGATCCAGGAACATCTGGATCGCCAGCGCCAGGGAGTCGCCGGAGAGAGCCGTGTCCGCACCGTCCCGCCAGTTCTTGTGGTCAGCGTGGAACAGCGTCTTGCCGTCGCCCTGCACCGGGTTGCCGAGCAGGCGCGTGAAGAAGAGCTGGTCGACCTTCCGCCCGGCCCGAGCGCCCATGCCTTCGGGCACCTTCATGAAGGCGGCCAGATCGTCGTTGTAGATCATCTCGCGGGTGAGCGCGAAGATCTTGCCGAACGTCCCGAGCTGGTTCGTCGCCTTGTCTTCCTTGAGCCCGCCGTGCTTCAGCTCCCCGTCCGGCGCAACCGGTTCGAGGTCGCCCACGTCCGTCAGGCGGTAGCGCTCCGACTCCTTGAAGTCGTTGAGCTCGCCCTCGGAGCAGATGCGCGTCGCCACGATGGCCTGGGACTCGAAGGCCCGCAGGAGCTTCTTGTTGGCGACGTTGTTGAGGATGCCCGGCAGGGACACCGTCGAGAACGCGGCGCGGATGGTGTCGTTGCCGAACGTTCGCGGGATCGTGCGTCCCTCCATCTCGGCGCACTCGGCCAGCAGCGCCTGGAGGCTGATCTCACGGTTGGCGTAGGCGCTCTCGACGATCTGCTCGCCGTACTCCTTGACAAGCGTCTCCTCGGGGATGCGGGCCCGCAGGCAGAGCGACGCCTCCAGCGACCGTGCCGTGAAGGCCGACCCCTTGTCGGACCGGGTCACGATGTGGACGTCGGCCTGGGGCCGGTTCTCCCGCATCGCCTTGAGCACCTTCTGCGAGGTGTCCTCCACGGTCCATCCCAGCCGGATCGCGTCGCGCTCGATGCGCGGGAACTCGCCGCCGCAGATCTCCTGGATCGCGGACACGCGCTCGCGCTCGGTGCGGACGGCGGATTGCGCCTCCTCCCGCGCCTGGATCACGGCCTCGGCCGCGCTCGGCTTGCCCTCGACCGGTTTGACCGGCCCCGCCTGCGTGCCGCGTGCGGCCACGTCGCCGTCCGGCTTGCCGTTCGCGCTCGTTTCCGCCTCGTACATCGCCTTGAGATTCGCGGTCTGATCTTCCGACAGGTCCGCGAGCACAAAGCCCTTAGCCTCGACCCACTTCTCGAAGTCCATTGTCATGACCTCCATCTTGTTGTTGCCTTCAATGACCGGAATGCGCCCGGCCTCCACTTTCGCCGTCGTCGCGTCGTCCGCGCCGAGCGCCACGAAACTCACTTCTCCCAGCTTCGCCTGGCGGA